GGCTGGTCCGCAAGAATAGCTGATGTAAAGAATCAAATTTTGGCTTTGACTAAGTAGGAGAGACTAATGAGCGGTATTTTTAGAAATCTTCTTACGACTATCCCTGGCATTTTTGCACTGATCACGGTCGGCATTCAAGCCTGGCAAACTAAAACGATTGATTGGCCAACTCTTCAGAATGCGCTGATCGGCGTTGGTCTTGTTTTCGCCAAAGACTTTAACGTAGTCGGTAAATGATCTACGCCATCCTGACAATTATTGGCAGCCTATTTGCGGCTGCCGGTAAGATGTTTGATTGGCTTTATGCCAAGAACCTTGTTGATGCGGGTAAAACGCAGCAACAGGTGGCAGACCTAAAGGCACAGATAGATGCGGCACATAAAGCCCTTGAAGCCCGTCTGGCTGTTGAGCGCGAGCGCCAGCTTAATCCTGGCGGGGTGCATGACGACGATGGATTCAAACGCCCCGATTAATCAGCAAGCTACCTTTTGTGCGACAGCTAAACCCATTTACTGGAGCGATAAGGACAGCGACGGGACGATCTGGGAAGCCAAAGAGCATAACCGGGTCGGAAAAGAGCTTTGCGGCTGGGGCAAGAAGTAGCCATTAGGGCGCTTATTATGGTAAACTCGCCCTAACTAGCGGGGTTTTAGATGACTACGGGTCTGAGTTACGCCGGGACAGTTGCTGGCACAACAAGCTATATAACTCAAATTGCGACTATGGCCGTTGTTGAGGAGTCGGATACTGCCTTTTTGGCGATTCTCCCTCAAATGATTACCTACGCTGAAAACCGCATTTATCGTGACGTTGATTTCCTTTTTACCTCAATATCCAACTCAAACTATACTGTCCCGGTTAATACGCGAACAATAACAGTCCCCAGCGGGACTTTTGTCGTTCCAGAGCAAATTAACCTTCTAACGCCAGCTGGCTCGACAGACCCAGAAACGAGCACCAGAGTCCCGCTTTTACCGACAACAAAAGAGTTTCTAGACGCCGTTTATGGCGCCTCGCAGTTGATTGGGCAGCCTAAATATTTCTGCCCTTTTGATGATTATACTTTCCTTGTTGGCCCTTACGCCAACGCGACATACACAGTAGAGATTGTTGGCACTTATCGGCCGCCAAGCTTATCTTCTACTAATACAACTACGTTTATCAGCCTTTACTTGCCTGATCTCTTTATCATGGCAAGCATGATCTATATTGCAGCTTATCAGCGTAATTTCTCCAGCGCGCTTGGCAATGATCCTCAAATGCCGATTACTTATGAGACACAATATCAGGCTCTCTTGAAGAGCGCGATGTCCGAAGAAAATCGCAAGAAGTTCGAGGGCGCCGCGTGGAGTTCACAGTCTATCTCCACCACTGCAACGCCTACGAGAGGCTAATAAATGCCTCACGCTACACTCAAATTACAGCCTGGCGTCGATCAAAACAGGACGCTTACTCTTAACGAGGCGGCAATATCAGAGACGCAGCTTGTTAGGTTTGTTCCTGACAGACAGGGCCTTGGCCTCGTTCAGAAGCTTGGCGGCTGGACAAGATATTTCCCGTCAAATGTTGGCTCACGCGTTCGCTGCTTATGGGCGTGGCAAGATACAAACGCCAATCAATATCTTGGTCTTGGAAGCGAAAATAGAGTTGTTGCGACAACTGGAGCCACTGGCGACGGAACAACTGCAACGCTGACATTTGATGGAACCGCCGCTTTCTCCGCTGGCGAAACGATTTATGTTTCTGGCGTTACGCCAACTGTTTATAACGGCACTTTTACAGTTACATCCGCAACCGCAACGACAGTTAGCTATGCCAGCACTGCAACCGGCGCGCAGGAAATTGCTGGAACGATTGCTGCCGGCGATGCTCTTTCTGTCATTTCTGATGGCGCTCGTGAAATCATTACGCCAAGAACGACTGAGTTTAATACAACGCCTATCTTTGATACAACCCTTGGAAGCAATCAGGTAAGAGTTACGATAAGCAATTCTTATGTAGATAGCTATGATAGCGCGTATATTAAAACGCAAGTTTCTGTTGGCGGGTTAGTTTTCTTTGGACTTTATCCAACAACATATATTGATGGATTAGATTATTTTTATATTTATGCCGTTGATTCTTTGGGACAGCCTGTTCTTGCAACATCTACTGTTACTAGCGGCGGCTCTGTTCCTTCTTTTGAATTTTTTGATACTCAGGCTTATTCCGATGTCACTTTGGCAAATCACGGATATGCTGTTGGAGATACATTCCCAGTTTTAGTTCCGTTACGCGCCGGTTCTATCACCATATACGGCAACTATATTGTATCTGAAGTAGAGTCATCTAGCGTCTTCAGAATCCCTCTTGGCACATCTGCGACAACAGCTAATGTCTCTAGCGCATCTTGGAGCGGTGGAACGGCAAGTGTTATTTATGAGGGAAATTATAATTTCAATGTAGGCGATTACGTCGTTGTCGATGCTATAAATCCAGTTGGCTACAATACGGTATCAACAGGCGTTGCCGTAACATCTGCCGGTAATCCAGTTAATATTACTGCCGCGTCATGGGCGGCTGGCACGGCGACTTTAACATATACTGGCGATCGCGCCTTCACAGTTGGCGAAACGATAATAGTAGTCGGCATAAATCCTGTTGCTTATGACGGGACATATACTGTAACGGCTGAAACGGCATCAACTGTATCATTTGCGATTGCGTCAAATCCTGGGGCATATGTTGAAGGCGGTCAGATTAGGGGCCGTGTTTCTTATGCAGTTGCATCTAATCCAGGCGCATATGTTTCTGGCGGAACGGTCTTTAACTATATTGCGCAGCTGAATGGCGGATTAGCTCAAATCGTCATTTACAATACGCCGGGGCCGTTGCCAGAAGGCACAGGATACGGCGTTGGCGGTTATGGCGAAGGCGGGTATGGTTCTGGCGTTGAGCCGCCATTTGGCTTTCAAGGCAACCCTATAACAACCACAGATTGGTCGCTTGATAACTGGGGCGAGATATTTGTTTCTTGCCCAGTAAATGATGGAATTTATACATGGCAGCCTGTAACGGGCGCAACGCGCGCATCTATTATTCCAGAGGCGCCGCCAGTAAATGACGGCATGTTCGTCGCCATGCCTCAGAGGCAAATCATTGCATGGGGCTCAACATTTACCGGCATTCAAGATCAACTACTGATCCGCTGGTGCGATGTTAATGATTATAATTCTTGGACAGCGCAAATAACGAATCAAGCTGGCTCTTATCGTCTGCCAAAGGGGTCAAGAATTGTCGGATGCATACAAGGCCCGCAACAAGGTCTTGTATGGACTGATCTTGGCGTATGGGCGATGCAATATGTTGGCCCTCCTTATGTTTATCAGTTCAACGAGATTGGTAATGGTTGCGGCATGATTGCCAGAAAAGCTGCCGCATCAATGAACGGTATTGTTTATTGGATGGGGCAGTCTCAATTCTTCCGTCTTGGCGGCTCCGGCGTTGAGACAATACGATGCCCAATATGGGACGTTATTTTCCAAGATTTGGACACTGATAACTTAGATCGAATTCGCGTTGCGCCAAATTCTCGCTTTAATGAGATCTCTTGGTATTACCCAACCCAGAGCAATGGCGGCGAGGTCAATGCTTACGTTAAATATAATATTGGCCTTGATCAGTGGGATTTTGGAACGCTATCAAGAACAGCGTGGATTAATCAGTCTGTTCTTGGGCCGCCTATTGGAGCAGGAACAACTGTTCCTGCCGACGAAGAGAATTTAATCTTTCAGCATGAGACATCAACAAATGCTGATGGAGAGCCGATGATCTCCAGTTTCCAAACTGGCTACTTCGCCATGACAGATGGCGAATATAAAGTTTTTGTTGACCAAGTCTGGCCAGACATGAAATGGGGATATTACGGCGGATTACAGGACGCCGATCTCAATCTGACATTTTATGTTGCAGATTATCCTGGGGAAACAGCGACAGTCTTTGGCCCATATGCTCTAAACAGCACTACAAAATTCGTAACGCCGAGATTTCGTGGTCGCTTAATGTCGATCAAGATGGAAAGCTCAGACGCTGGATCTTTCTGGCGTATTGGCGGCACAAGATATCGCATTCAACAGGATGGTAAATTCTAATGGCTACCTTAGACGATATCCTGACAACGCAGAAAAATGGCGTTGTTGCGCTCAATAATATATCGCAAGAGTTAAAGCTAATTGAAAATAGATACATCCTCGTAACTGGCGAATTAAGATCAACAACTGTTACGTCAAGAACAGAAATTGCCGTTGGTTCTGGTCGCCTTGTATCTGTGAATATTATTGTCGCTGGCTCTGCTGCTGGATTTATTTATGATTCTAGAATACCTATCATTACAACGGCGACAAATGATGGAACAACATCCACAGTTACATATGTTGGCGCATATGACGTTTCAGTTGGCGATACTGTAATTATTACTGGCAATAGCGTAAGCGCATATAATTCAACATTTACTGTTTCCGCAATTGGCACAGGCGCTATACCAAATTCTTATACGATTCAATTTGCTTTGACCCCTGATCCAGGCGACGGCGTTGGAGGCTTATTATTTGATCAAAAAGCCGCAAATAGAATTGTTTCTATTCCTACATCTATTTCAGTCGTTCAAGTTGGAGCTCCATTTACAACTGGATTGGTTGTAGAACCTGGAACAGGACAATCTCTTAATGTCGTTTACTCATTAGACTGAGGATAAGATGCCGCTCAAAGAAGGCAAAAGCCAAAAAACAATTTCTGCAAATATTGCAGAGATGATCCGCTCTGGCCATAAGCAGGATCAAGCTATTGCTGCGGCATTAAGCACTGCGCGCAAATCCCGTGCTGAAGGCGGGGAGATGCAATCAGACCTTCCAGACGCTCCAGACAAGGATAAGATCCATGTTGGTCCTATACATAGCACTGTCGCTGGCCGCACTGATCACTTGCCAATTAACGTTCCTTCGGGTGCTTACGTTATACCAGCCGATATCATATCAGGCATGGGCGAAGGAAACACGATGAATGGCTTTAAGAACGCCAACCGCATGTGGGGTGAGCAACGCCTTTATGGCGATGAGATACCAACCCCAATTGTTGCGGCTGGCGGCGAATATGTCATTGACCCGCATAGCGTAGAAGAAGTTGGCGGGGGAGACGTAGACGTAGGTCATGCTGAACTGGATAAGTTTGTAAAGCAGTTTCGGGCAGACTTGATCAAAACATTGAAAGAGTTGCCTGGACCAAAACGCGATTAAAGGGGTCGCTATGCCAAGAAAAGAGATTGAGGACGTAAAAGTCAGGGTTGGAACGCCAGAAGATATAGAAGGCGTTATGAATCTGGCGATGATGGTTTGCAGAGAAAACGGGGTGTTTGAGCCAAATGTCGATAAGATATTTGCCGATATCTGGCCTTCTCTGCATCAGGATTTTGGCCTCATTGGCGTTATTGGCGCCCCAGGTGAGCCATTAGAGGGTTTCGTTTTGCTCCGCGTGGGAACCATGTGGTATAGTGATGCTGGGATAATCGAAGAAAAAACAGTTTTTGTGCATCCAGATTTAAGAGGCGCAGCTGGCGGCAGAGCGCGTAAGCTCTGTGAGTTCAGCAAAAAGGTTTCTGATGAACTTAACTTGCCGCTTATTATTGGCGTTTTGTCTAATAATCGGACGCGAAGTAAAGTAAGAATGTATGAACGGGTATTTGGCGAGCCGGCTGGAGCCTTTTTCTTATATGGGGCAAAAACCGGAAACTGGGTGCAGCAAGCTGCCGAATAGTTTGGAGAATGTGAATGTGCGGTAAGGGCTCTTCTGGCGGCGGCGGGTTTGGTAGCCTAGCTCCAATTCAGCAATCAACTACCCAAGCCTCTCCGCAGGCTATTCAAGCCTACACCAAGGCTTTAGGTCTTGCTGATGTTGCCGCTGCGCAGCCCTTCCAGAAATATAGCACAGATCCAAATGCTTTCGTTGCGCCTCTGACAGGAACGCAGCAACAAGCTATTGGCGGTCTTTATGGCGCCCAAGGCGCTTATCAGCCTTATTATCAAGCCGCAGGCGCTTTGACGGGCGCAGCTGGGACGACATCAACGCCACAAGTTGTCGGCCAATATATGAACCCGTTCATGCAGCAAGTTGTGAATCCTGTTCAACAGGCGCTTCAACAGCAACAAGGCCAGCAACTTGCCCAGCAACAGGCTGAAGCTATCAAGGGCGGCGCCTTCGGCGGCGAGCGCGCTGGATTGCAGCGTCAAGTTCTACGCGGCCAACAGCAACTGGGCATGGGCCAAGCTCTTAGCCCTCTTTACCAGACAGGTTATGGACAGGCGCTGCAAGCGGCGCAGGGCGATCTTTCGCGTCAATTACAGGCTGGGCAGGCTCTTGGGGCGCTTGGCACAGGCGCTCAGACGGCGGCTCTTCAAGCTCCGCAGGCCCTTCTTGGCGCTGGGACATTAGAGCAGCAAACGCAGCAAGCCGGTTTGTCGGCGCTCTATAATCAGTTCCTGCAAGAGCGCGCTTATCCTTATCAGCAAGCTCAATTCTATTCCAATATCGCCGGCGGTCTTGGGCCGCTTCTTGGCCAGCAAACATTTCAATCACAAGCTCAAAATCCTTTTGGCATGTTCCTGTCAGAGCCGGGCGCCAAAATGGGCGTCGATGGCCGGCCAGAAGCGGCTATGGGAGGCGAGCAAGATCGATCGCAGCCTGACGTTGTCGGCAAGACTTTTGATGATCAAAATATCTATGCCTATCGCTATAAGGATGGCAGCCCAGCGCAGCTTGGCCTTATGGCTGATGAGGTGCAGAGAGCGCATCCAGAAGCTGTTGGCTATGCGCCTACAGGCGATCGCATGGTTGACTATGCGGCTGCCACTGATGCGGCTGCGCGTATGGGCGGCGCTGTAAAAGATACAGGCGACTATGCCCGTGGCGGTTACGCCATCGGCGGCCATCTTTCTTATATTGATCCATCAGACCCTTCAGCTGCCGATCGTCGCCGCATGGAGGCGCTTATCGCCAGCCATAAGGGCGGCTTATCTGGCGCAGCTTCTGAATATGGCCCAAGCGGTCAATCCTATGTGACCCAGAAGACATATGTCCCAGAGGGCAAGGTTCGCGCTGGGCAGCAATTAGAGCATGCTAGATTTTCTGCGCCTCAACAGCAAGGCGGCCTTGGCAGCGCATTGGCTACTGGCGAAAAGTTGGGCAGCCTTCTGAGCAAGGGCTATGAAGCTTATAATAAATATAAATCATCTGGCTCGACTGACGGCGAACATGCAAGAGCCGCTGGCGGTATTGTCCCTACTTCTTACATACCAGAAGAAATTACTGGTGAGGTTAGAGCATCTCAACCGCTTAGACCGGCAGAATTTGCCGAAAGGGGGCAGGATAAAGAAGGCGGCCTTAGTAAATTAATGGGCGTTGGTGAGAAGGCGCTTGATATTGGTATTAAATATGGCCCTCTTTTAGCCAAGGGCGCCACGATGCTTGCGTCTATGTCTGAGCCGCGCATGAAAACAGGCGTCCGTTCTAGCTATGCTGAAGGCGGCGAATCAAACTTTATCGATAATTTGATCAATGCGCTTTCCGGCCACGGCTATATAACTGGAGAGACTTGGGAACGCCCAGAGCGCCCACAGCGCGAAGTCGCCACAAGAGAGCCTATGGAGCTTCATCCTGCCGCTCGATCAAAAGGCGTTGTTCCAAGTATCAGCCCAGAGCAATATCGTTATGAAAGGCGCATGGCTGAACGCAACATGGCTCCAAGACTGACTGAGGAGCAATATCAGCAAGAGTTGGAAATGGGGCGCAACAATATGCGCATTGAAAGGCCAATGATTGCTGGCGCAACTGGTATCGTGCCGTCAAATAGATTTACGCCAGATCTAGATCGTGAATTGGCTATGGGCCGCCATAATATGCAGTATCCAACGCTCTCTGAAGAGCTTGCGATGGGTCGCCGCAATCTTGAATATCCGACGCTTGCTGAAGAGTTTGAAATGGGGCGCCGCAATTTAGCGCCTTCGCTTACTGAAGAAGAAGCCGATAGAGAACTTGCGATGGGCCGTCAGAACATGATGTCTCATGGCGGTCGAACGGGATATGCGACGGTAGGCGGCGTAAGGCCATCAAATGAAGATGATATCTTTGAAAAAGGAATCATTGGAGCCGAATCGCGCGGCCGTCAGTTTGACAGAGAAGGGCGCCCATTAACGTCTTCAGCTGGCGCTATTGGTATTGCGCAAGTTATGCCCGGCACGGCGCCAGAAGCTGCAAAGCTTGCTGGCTTAGAATATGATCCTGTCCGTTACCGCACTGACCCAGAATATAACAAAGCTTTAGGCAAAGCTTATTTCAATAAGCAGCTAGAGACTTTTGGATCAGAAGATAAAGCGGCGGCCGCATATAACGCCGGCCCTGGCGCATTGCAGAAAGCTCTTGCTCGCGCAGAGCGCGAAGGCGGCGATTATCTATCTTATCTCCCTGCGGAAACGCGCGCATATGTGCCAAAGGTTATGGGACTTGCTGGCGCGCGTGGTGAAGGCGAAGGCGTTTCAAGGATTACGCCAGAATCAGTGGCTCGCGCTAAATCTGGATTAAGTCTAGACCGTATGGCTGGCAACTTTACGCCAGAGCAACGCCGCATGATGGCGCTTGACGAATCTTCTCGTAAAGAAGGTATTGGGGCGGCAAAAGAAGGCGATTTAGGCGATTATCTTACAAGCGAAGAGTTCTTGATTCCTGCGCTTACAGGTCTTGGCACAGCTGCAACAACGATGCTTGGAGCGCCTACCACTAGCGTAGGGTCTGCTATTGGCATGGGTCTTGGCGCAGGAACTGTTGCTGGCGCACAGCAAGTATTGGCTACTAAAGCCAAGCAGGCTGAGATTGAGAAAGCCAAGCAAGAAGCTGGTAAAATAGGTCAGGAAGCCAAAAAGATTGGCGGGATTGATACTGAAAGAGTTCAAGCTGAAATTGATCAAATTCGCGCTGGACTTTATCAGACTGTCGTTGTTCCTGGCGAAGGCGTTCTTCTCTTCGATAAGAACAATCCTTATGCCGGTTATACAAAAATTATGGAAGCTGATGGAACGCCTGTCCCAGGCAAAGAGCATCTTGCAGAAGCTGCTAAACAATCTGGCGCTCCAACAACTTCTCCTACATCGGCTCCTTTACAATCTTGGGAAACGCCAACAGTTACAAATATACCCGCTAATTATAGGCCAGCGGGACAGGCTCCATTAGCACTTGATCCTGTTGCCGCTGAAGAGGCAAAAACACGAGGATATCAAGAAGCTGAAAAAGCGAGAGCTCTTGGATCAGACGCGTCACGCCAAATGATGCGTATTACAGAGATGGAAGAGGCTGTTAAAAATCTAGAATCTCCAAAGGGCGGCTGGCTTACAAAGCAAGGGCCGTGGGCTGAAAGCAGATTAAATATAGCTAAAAATATTAACTTTTTAACCTCTGCTATAACGGGTAAAGAGGCGCTTCCAGCTGACGAAATAGCGTCAATGGAGGTTCTTAACAAAGATGCATTTAGACTTGGCTCTTCTGCAATTTCAGCTTTGTCAGGGCATCCTGCTGCATCAATAGTGCAGCAATCCGTTGTGGCGACTCCAAGCCTAGCAAATACAAGAATGGGCTATCAAAGGCTTCTTTCGGGTCTGAAAATGGCCGCTCAATATGAAAGAGATCGCGGCGCGTTTTTTAGTAATTACTACAATAAATTCCATAATACGCAGCAAGCCCAAGAACTATTTGATGAGTTAAACCCTCCTCAAAAATACGCTCAAAAGGCAATTGCTGCTGTAGTTCTTCCGGCGCATCTTGAAGCGTTAAAGAAATACGGGCCAAATATAAAAGACAAAATTGATGCGATTTATGGGGCTGGCACAACTAAAGTTTTGATGGGGCAATAAATGGCAGACAAATATGAAATGCCCCCAGAAGGCTTCACACTTGATCCGATAGGACAAGAGCCTGCTCCTGCGCCTACGCAGGAGACATCAAAATATGCCGCGCCTCCTGCTAATTTCCAATTGGCCCCTATGCCAGGAGAAGCCGTTAAAAAGCCAATACCTCCTGTCCCGCAAGGCGTTTTAAGCGCAACGCAAGTTGCGCAATCTGCTTATGAGCACTTGATCCCTAGCGCGATAAAAACAGGCAAAGAGCTTGCTTATCCTTTTATGCATCCACAAGAGACGCTTGAAGGCGTAAAGACATTAGCATCTGGATTGGCTTCTAAAGCCGGCATACGGGACGATGTAGAATCTGAAAAAGCACTATCTGCAATAGGCGATTATTACAAACAGAGATATGGCGGCATTGAAGAAGCCAAGCGCGCGTTCGCTGAAGACCCAGTTGGCGTTGCTTCTGATGTAGCAACAATATTTACAGGCGGCGGCGGCGCCATGAAGGGCCTTGCAAAAGGCGCTGAATTGGCCGGCATGGCTAGAACCGCGACGGGTCTTGGCAAAGCTGGCGAAATTATTGGTGAAACAGGAAGATTAGTAGACCCTGTAACAGCTTCTACTAAGCTTGGAGCAATGGCGGCAGAGCCAATAACAAAAGGCGTAACGCCAGCAATACTATCTTTCAAAAGCGGTAAAACGATCAAATCTTTGCAAGACGCAGAAGAAGCTGGCGTCACATCAAATCCAGAATTTTGGCGCCATTTTTCTGGAGAGGCAAACCCGCAAGAAGTTATTGATGCAGTAAAAGACTCTATCAATAAGATAAAAGATGAGCGTAGCCAGCAATATTTTAATTCAAGCCAAGGTTGGAAATCAAGCCAAGCTCAGTTGGACATGATGCCAACTGTTAATTCTTATATGAAGGAATTAACGGCATATTCTCCCAGCGGCAAAACGCCAATTTATATGCAGGCTCCAATGAAAGATATTGGAGAGACGCTTCGGCATTGGGGCGGCTCTAACAAAACAATGTCTGATTTTGATTTCTTAAAAAGAGATCTTGATAAATTATACAATTCTCCAAATTTTAGAGGCAACCCAGAAGCCCAAGCTGTTCTTACAAAGGTTAGGAATCAGGCTTGGCAAACCATTGTTGATCATGATCCAAAATATGCTGAGATCATGAAAAATTATGAAAATGCCACTAAAGAGCTTGGAGAAATAACAAGCGAAGTTGGGACAAATAAAGCAGCTGCAACAACAAGATTGAAGAAGCTTATAAAAGCAAATGATAAAAAAACAATTGATAGATTGATTCAAGAAAACCCAAATCTTCCCTATATGATTGCTGGCCAAGAACTAAATCCTCTTGTCCCAGAAGGTTTAAGAGGGGCTCTTTTATCTAGCTTGGCCTATTCTATTCCTGCTATGGCTTTCCACCCTGGCGCTTTTGTTGGCGTTGCTGGCGCAAGTCCTAAAATCGCAGGCGGTCTGCAATACGGCCTTGGCGCTGCTAGAACTCTTCCAATGCAGGCTGAAAAGATGGCGATACCCCAAGCGACACGCCGCGCAGCTATGGCTGCTGAACAGCCATTTATGGAAGAAGAACAGCCTGTCGCTCGCGCCACAGGCGGCCGCGTCATGACCGCCGATCGCATGATGTCTATGGCGAAACGTGCTAAAAAAGAAATTGAAAGCCAAACAAAGGCGCTGCTTGAAGAGCCGGATGAGCATATTGTCAAGGCGCTTAAAGTAGCCAACGAACATATTTAAGGATGCGTCATGACGACTAAAACAAATCTATCACAGCCGGCATATAACGCGCCTAACTGGAATACGCCGCTCAATTCCAATTTTGGAAATATTGATGACGCATTGGGCAACTCTACATCAATTTCGGTTACATCTGTCGATGTTACACTTTCAGTTGAACAAGCAAGAAATATGCGAATTGTTCTTTCTGGAACGCTAACAGGCAACAGAGTTGTAAATCTGCCAAGCAGCACAACTGGCATGTGGATCGTTACTAACGGAACAAGCGGTTCTTATACAGTAACGATAAAAAGCGACGGCGGCGGCGCTACAGGAACAGTTGTTACGCAGGGCTATTCCACGATCATATTTGCCGCAGTATCTGGCGTTGCCGTTGAAGTCTTTGCAGCCGATAGCGATCGCGTAAAGACATCTGGCGATACGATGGTCGGCTCTCTTAACTTGCCCTCCAATGGCCTTAACGTGGGATCTGGGCAGCTTCAAGTAACTGGCGGCAATGTCACTACCAGTGGCCAGTTCACTGCTACCAGCAACGTCACAGCTTATTCTGATGAGCGCCTAAAAGAAAATATCAAGCCAATTCTAAATGCATTGGCCAAGGTAAATTCAATGCGCGGCGTTACTTTTAATACGCGCAAGGATGGCGCTCCAGGCGTTGGATTTATTGCACAAGAGATTCAACCGTATATTCCAGAAGCGGTTTACGAAGACTATGCTGGTTATCTGCATGTTGCGTATGGCAATATCACAGGTCTTCTTGTTAACGCCATTAACGAATTAACAGAGCGTGTAGAGGCTTTGGAGAATAAATAATGACGCTTCCAAGCAGCGGCACAATCACCCTTCTGCAAGTTTATACTGAAGCGCAATTACAGCCGACAAGCGCATGGTATGACAAAGGACCTAACATAGGCGGTTATCGCGGCTTGCAATGGTGGCAAGATAATACTGTTACTGGGTTCTTTTCTTCCGGCGCATTATCAATGTCGGATTTTTATAGCAAAAGAAGCTTTAGCCCTGTAACGCCAGGCGCGTATAGATTTTATATTTCTGGATATGATCCAACCCCAGGAGCTCCTGCTGGCGCAACGCTTGTTGCTACTTCTCAAAGCAGTTCCTTTGTTGTCCCAGTTTATAATATTTTGACTATTAGTGTTTATGGCGGCGCAGGAGGTGGCGCAGGCGGCCAAGGAGGTGGCGGTGGTGAACAGCCAGGAGGAAACGGCGTAGCTTCAACTTTTGGCTCTAGCACTTGGTATGCTTATGGCGATTATGGTCGCAGAGGGACAATTGGCGGATCTGGGAATAGAGGCGCTGATGGAACTCCGTTGAGTTCATATCCGGCAGGCGGAAGTGGCGGCTCTGGAGGCGGCGGAAACTTTGCTGCTGGCGGCCCAGGGGGCAATGGCGGCAAAACATCTTTAATAGTAGCTAATCCTATTTCTGGTGGAGGGTCTGGATATCCATCAGGACCTCCAGTTGGTTCTACAGTTTCTTTTTTTATAGGAAATGGTGGAGGCGGAGGATCGGGGGCAAGTTCAAACTTTTTCTTCCCAGGCGGCTATAATGGCTCTCCTGGTCAGTGGGGATGGATAGATGTTGTCTGGTCATGATGCATCCAGATCATTTCGCGCTCATCATAAAAATTATGAGAGTTGCGCTGATGATCTTTATTGCAATATATGCATTTAAACTTGGCCGCACTGTTTATTGGATGATCAGTCAACCGACTTAATTGATTGTTGTCTTGCCGGATAATAGCAAATGGCGCCATGCTCTTTGCAATAAGAGCCGTGCTCCTGCGGCTTGCCGCAAAAGATCATCTCCGGCGCTTCATCTGGCGATATTGGATAGCGGCATGAAAGGCGAGTTAAACCCATAAGATTGACGCTATGATCCTTTGTGTCTATCACTTCTGCCTTAAAAACATTTTTCTTTGGCTTTTTAGGTTTAATTACTTTTGCTTTCTTTTCTTTTTTCTCTTTTGCTATTTTTGCTTTAACTACTTTCTGCACAAAAACATTATTTCTTAATGCGCGGAATTTCTCAAACGGGCGCTTAAATTCATAACCATTTCTCCTCTGACGATTTATAAAACCTAAAATTGAGCATCTGGAAACGCCTAGCATCTCGCCTATAGCTTGGCCCGTCATGCCTTGTTCCCAGAGGTCAATAACTTTTTGCTTTTCGTCCTCAGTCATATCAATATCTCCATATCAACTAAATTCATTCTCTAGCGAATAAATTAAGGAGCGCCATTTAGTGATCATTACGCCATGAACAGTCAAGGTCTTTGCTCTTGCTACACCAGCATGCTCAACAATTTCATTCTTGGCGGCTTTCCTAGCAATGCTGCCCCAAGCCCTATTATCGCCGTTCATAATGATGTCTGTTCTAAATTTGCGAACATCTTCTGTCGTAAAGAACGGATGATATCTGGCATATTCTACAAAAGCATCATATGCCGAATCTTTCCAATCATCACCGCAATTATCTGCGGCAATCTCAGCCATCTCGTGGCCGATCTTTAAGCCCTCATTCATCTCAAACCTCTATCTCGATTTACACTTTGTCAAAGAGTTACTTACTCTAACGCATTCTACTTTTGATTGAATGCCATCGCTTTTATAATAATATCCATTTGTATCAATGTTCCTTAAAGGGACGGAACAGGACATTAAACCTAAAGCTAGAATGCCGATTAATAGCCCATAGAAGAGCACTTTCTCTATGAATATAATCATGCGGCCTCCTTTGGTTACGCATTCACCCTTGTGACTCGCGCATTCCAGCGCGGTGTTTCTACGATAAGAGTTGGGTCTTTCGCGTCTTGGGTGAGGAAGGTTGTTGCGATCGGCCCTATGCCAAGGGCCATCCAATAACGGGCGCCAGTAGATGGCTTATCGCCCCATGATTGAAGGTATGAGAACTTCAATACATCTTGGTAATATACACCAAGAACATTCATTTGTGAAATCTCTTCTTCAAAAGCGACAATCTGAGCGCCATGCCCTGTCGCTGGCGGCCAGCATTTGAAAAAATCAAATTGCGGGTAATTGATATAATTACCGCCAATGCGCACCATCTCGCCCCAGCCGATCGGCGGGTTCAAGACCACTTTCTTTCCGCCGGGATAATCATCGCGCCATTCGGCAATGCCAAATCCAGTTCTATATTGATAGAACCATTTATTCAGCCATGTTCCTGCCGAATCGTAATTATTGTAAAGCATGCTGTCGCTGCCGACGTCATAGCTAAACACAGACGTAAATGGCGGCACGGTAGAATCTTCGCTGACATAATCAAAACGGCGAAGCTCGTGCGTTTTAAACAATGGCCAATATGCAGGAACAAAAATATTATTGCTCATTTTCAGCCTCGATAAGTTCGACTTTTTCTCTAATGATTTTAAACCGCGCGCCAATTGTTCTAGCATTTGACTTTCCATCCAAAGCTTCTGCCATCTGGCTATATGTCAAGCCCTGCTTACGCAGATCCAACAGCGTCTCTTCATAAGGCGTCAGTCTTGCAGGATCTTTTAAATGATGCGTTACATCAACAGTCATAGTCGCCCTCTCTCTCCAGTTGTTTGCGGCATGGCGGTATCCAGCGAAGAACAGTTGTCTTTTCTACGTCTGGCAAATGGTCAATATACCAAACGAGCCAGCAATAGCTGGTTGCCGTTGACGCTTTCTTGTCAATGCGCCCTTTGACCATTGGCACACGCTCAGAAAACTGCGCGACGATGTCTGGAGGGTTTTTGAGATACATCGTTTGATAGCGCATGCATCCTTCAAGAAAAGATGTGCGCACCAACATGGCGACTCCGTCTGTCGCTATTCTTTGCGATTTTTCAATAAATTGCTGCGCTTTATTAAACGGCGGATTGGTAATGATCCAATTAAACAAACCGCGAGTATCATCAGCGTTAAGAAAATCGCAAATAGCCTTTTGCCCATAGTCATAAATATCTGACTCCGCAACAGCTTTAAAATACTCTTGTAATGGCCGGGACATAAAGCCCCGATTAACTGCCGGCTCCCATACGTTACAATCAGCAACGCGATCTTTGCCAATAATATGCTCAATAAGAGCTCTTGTCGCCCAGGGAGGAGTTGGGAAATCGTCCAGGCTATTTTTATCTTCAATGCGTTGAGAGATAACGGCGTTAGATCTATTCCCTAGTGTGTTTGTCACTTTCATATACCTCAATATCAATAATATCATCGCGTTTCGGAGCGCGAACTACACCTATATCATTTTCTGGCATTACGGGCAATCCTTCGCCGCCCCAGCGGTAAAGCGAAGCATATGCCGCATGAGGATAGCCAAGATCTGCTTCATAAACCCAGCCCTTATCCTCAAAGACTTTCTGCCGATGATGCGGCACATAAGCATAAACTTTATCAGCCATCTTTGCGCTTTCCGCCGCCGTAGACCTTGTAGGACTTGTTATAGTAGTGTCCGTTATGTTGTTCAGCAACTCTATAAATGTGTAAGACAGTAGAATGATCGCGCCCAAAAAGACGGCCAATGCGAGCAAAGCTAAAATCTGTTTCTTTCTTGATTCGCCAAATAGCGCGGGTGCGCGCCTGTCGCAAATGAAGATGCGGGTTTTTTCCGATGATTTCATCTAATGAAACCTTATATTCCGCCGCCACTTCTTTTAATATTTTATGGGCGTAAACTTTAACGGGCTTTTCTTCCATATCAATTCTCAAAGGAAAAGGGCGCTTTTGGCGCCCTAGTATTATTCTGGGATATCAAGCTCTGCGCTGACGTTTGCCATCGCTTGCTTCAGCGCGTCTTCGCTTATTGCTTTTGTTTGCGCGCCTTTCTTTCCTGCAAAAGGGAGCGTGTTCTCCGGCAAATTAATACCGCGCAGCCCAAGATCAGATGGATTGGCCCTTGGCGTTTCTGTCGCAAAGTGGCCAGCAAACGCAACGTAGTTGATCTTATCCTGCCAGCTATCAATTTTGGTCTTGTCATGCATCAAGCGCGCAGTCTTAACAAAATCCATGACCATAGCAATTTCAAACGGCGTTACTTCACGCTCAAAGAACACAGAAGCTAAAGCAGCAGCGCGGCCAAAACATTTTTCTGGAGCGCCATAGTCGCTGCCGCGCTCAGTTAAGATGCCGGCTGACGACGTTAATATTGTATCATATCTCATATCAATTTCTCCTGACTATTGAATACTTTTACCTTGCCAACATATCGATGGTTAAGCGCAACATGACCACGGCTATAATATTCTGCATCTACTCTATCTTTGTAAAATTCCTCAACAATCACATAATCGTTATTGTTAAGCGCATTCACAAAGTCATCAAGGCTTGTTGACTCTTTATGCTCAACTTGCATTTGATGGACTAAATGGCCAGAATAGCTTGGCATATTCATCGTAACCAAAAAACGCATGTCCATTCCTTATGTGAGCGGGGTGTGACGCTGCTTTGCGGATAACATCACACCCCTTTATTAGGTAGCATTGGTTGGGCCGTGCTACCTAATTACTTAATCAACCAAAGTCGTCCATGCTTGGCGCAGATACGCGGGTTGATCCTGTTGATGGAGGCGTGGAGACCGACACCGTAACGGTATCTGAGGCACTCGAACTACGCGCCTGATAAACGAGATCGTCTGGACGCGAAACCCAGCCAGTAATCTCGAAAACAGGAACGTAGTTCGTGCTCCTCGTGGCCCCTTCTCCAGAGGTCTCTGCATAACTGTCGTTCATTGTTACGACAGGTAACTTTCCAGCGTTCTTCTTGACGCCTTCTAAATATTCTCCATACAGCTTCTTGGCTGCTTTAACGAATGCTTTCGCGTTCGATGCAAGTTCGCGAACGTCGCCTCCACAGTCCTTCGCAAGCTTGACGATAACACGCACACCCTTCTTGTATCCATCTCCTGGGTTTGCGACGGGATCTCCATCTGCGAGGCGCGCAACTCTGAAGTCGGGAGCCATGCCAGCGGCAAAGCGAATATAGCCGCCTTCAAGATTCTCAAAGTCAAAAACTGCTTTAAACGTGCGTGAAATATCATGGCTATGGTTCTCTCCGCCTTCACGATCAATACGCGCCATTCTACCAGAACGCGCATCATATTTAACGATAGGAAGAAAGTCTGCGCCACCGGCGCCATTGCCACCAACATCATCAAAAAAAGAAAAGCCACTCATGCTTTTGCTCCATTATGTAGTGATCTGGCCCACTACTCGCCTTCGCCCGATATGGGCAATTCCTATATTCCCCAAATCTCAAAAGCAGCTTGCGCTGTATCTGGATCGTTAAAGTAAAAGCTATCGCGCTCTGGCACCACAAATGATGCAAGCTCCGCTGGATCTTTCGATAAAGATAAAAACCGCTGTATCGTTAAGGCGATTCGTTCAACGGCTTTGACATGCTCTGCAATATTTTCAAGCCTATATGTTGCGCACTTTTTTGGCGTGACGTAGGTAAGGCGGCCATCAATATCCCCACCCGTCGCTGCACAGTAAAGGGCAACTTGACGCGCATGTTTGTTCGAGATTTTAGACGGTAATGCATGGGTTGTCTTCAGATCGACCAGAATTTTACTTTGTTCCCAAAATAAATCGTAATACCCAATGATCGGCACTGACAGCCAATCGACGCGATATTCGATCTTACCTTGGGTCGAGGATGGTGCCCCATACGGCGCAAGCTCTTGCAAGCCGATTTTAACCATCTCTCCAACAGCGGATTTTTCTTTTTCGGATCGTGGGTCACTAGATAATACGTTAAGGCGCCAAAATTCTTTTTCCGCGACATCGACGCATTCCTTCTCGCTTGCGCCAGTTGTTAACCCATGAACAATACCTGTCTCTACAGATGTGCCTCTGTGCGCAGCTGCTCCTACCTGTCCTTTTTTCTTGAACACATAGGACAATAGAAACGCGGCCGGAGAAGCCTCGTAAAGATTGCATGATGAAGATGATAGGTGTTCTATGCCGTGCGCGGCAAACGCGTCATTAACCACTTCTACCTCAATTTCGATTTGATGGCCTAACATAGCCACCCAGATTTTTTCAGTCAAGCGCCAAAAAAGTGTTTGACAAAAGATTTTTTCCATTTAACCCTATATACACTGTGACGTATCGATATTGAATTAGGTGCTCTATGCAAAACACAAGTTCATCATCGCATCTTGTCGAGCCTCGCGGCGTCACTGTGTCGCGTAACGCAAGGTTGCGTGGCGCGTCGTATCTCAATGCCTTACAACGCAACGTTTATCTAACGCAAACTAAATGGAGATTGAAATGAGAATGTGCCGTATTAAAATTAAATCCATCACGCCTTATTCAGCATCGCGTCCTGTCGATATTGAGAGAAATAAATCGGAAGGCCATGAGGAATTTGACAAGCGCATTTGGCGCGAGAAAGCGCACTTCACAAAAGATGAAGATGTTTTTATTCCCGGCGTTTCTTTCAAGCTGGCATTGGATGAAGTTGCATCTATGCTTAATGAAAAGATCAAAGGTAAAGGCAATCAGACTTACGGAAAGATTGTTTCCACAGCAACTGTAGCAATGAGTGATCTTTTTATTAGTGTTAAAAAATCAGATCTAAAATCTATCACGATCTTTGCTAACCTTGATGGCAAGCGCGGCGGAACTGTTCGCGGAAATAGAACTTTCCCTATTGTGCCATCATGGGAAGGATCTGTTGATTTCCAGATCTTTAATGATGAACTTCCTGCGGAAGTCTTTGAGCGTTATATGACGCAAGCCGGATTGCTTACAGGCGTAGGCCGTGGGCGTCCGGGCATGAAGGCCCCTGCGGGTAATGGTCGTTTCCAGCCAATATCTTTTGAGTGGTCGGAAATTTAATATTCGCACCATGACGTTTCGCCACGCGGCGCGACTCTTCTATCTGCAACGCAACGATAGACAGGAGTTAACATCAAAAATGCTAGAGATCTATTTAAAAAATAGAAAGGTTTAACATCGCCTCGAAACTAATTGCGACGAAGCTAACCGTGGCGACACGCTGCGCAATACAACGCAACGGTTCATTAGACAATTTATTGTCGCTCTGTGCCGACCCGCGTCGTTACGCATCTTGACGAGTCGCGTAGCAACTCAACGCAACAAATCACCAAGGAGAGTAAAATGCCTAGAAGGCCAATGTTTAAGCAATCAGAAGAGACAATAAAAATTATTGCTCTCTTTAAGGAAATGCCGATTGGTAAGGAAATATCGTATCAAGACGCATCAGCAATCGTAGGGTTTAAGATAACGTCAACGCTTCCAGCATATCAGACAGCAAAGAAAGCTGCGGAGCGGGATCATAACGTCGTTGTAGAAAGCATCAGAAGCTTTGGCTTTGTGCGCATTGACGGCACTGGCATGGTCGATCGCGCAAGCCGATTCTTTAAGAAAGTTCGCAAGGGCTCGCGCCGGGAGGCCCATGTGCAGGAAATCGCCATAACCACAAATCTCACGCGCGGTCAAATGATAACCGCGACTGAGCAGCTATCGCGCTTACGAATATTAGAGACGACCGCATCAAGAGTTAAGTCTAGTAAAAACAAAGACGATGATGCGCTAAATAATTTTGTGTTTGACAATAGAGAAGCTTTGAAGGCTCTATTGACGAAATAATGCGGGACGCTGCTCGACGCTTTGCCGCGCGGCGCTTCTTGGCGACTTGTCGCTAATCGTAACGCCCGATTCTGCAACTCAACGCAACGGTTCATTAGATGATTTACTACCGCAACGCTACACGCCTAGTCTTCCTGCAACGCTCTGCTCCGCATCTTAGCGCGCCTCAGTGTCACGCAACACAACGCAACGGTTTATTTGTCAATTTACCCTCGCGGCTCATCGCACTACCCCTCAACGCAACGCAGGGTGGCGCTCTGCAACTCAACGCAACGGTTCATTATGCAATTTATTCACGCCGCTAATCGCATTGTGCCTCAACGCACTGCGTCGTGTCGCCGTGCAACTCAACGCAACGGTTCATTATGAAATTTATCTCCGTCACGCTTGGCTCCTCGCCGTATTGCATCGTTTCTCAGCATGGCGCACAGTCACGCACAGCACGGCTCCTTGACGCTACGCCCAGCAACTCAACGCAACGGAATATTAAATGACTGAAGCATGCATCATGGGAATAGATCCCGGCGTCTCTGGCGCCGTGGCATTTTATTTTCCAGATTACCCTAATAGAATTTCGGTATATGATGCGCCATCGGTAGGGAAAGAAATTAATGCTCCAGCACTTGCGCAGCTTATTAAACAATATAGCCCAACAATTTGTTATATCGAATCAGTCAACGCAATGCCAAAGCAAGGCGTCACAAGCAGCTTCAACTTCGGACAAGCATATGGCTGCGTTCGAGGAGTGGTTGCAGCGTGTGGAGTTCCGACTGTTTTGGTAAGCCCACGAAAGTGGAAAAGCTTTTTTGCTTTGGATTCGGATAAAGAAAAATCCAGAAGACTAGCAATAATGAAATGGCCTGATGGCGGTCATTTTAACAGAAAGAAAGATGACGGCCGCGCGGAAGCGGCCTTGATTGCTTTATATGGGAGCAAACAGTTATGAGTGATTTTACTAATCTTTTAGAAAAATTGCGCAGCGAGCATAACGACCCTTGGCAAGTAAATCCTGCCGCAAAGATAGCGGCCGACGCTATTGAATGGCTGGTAAAAGAAATCAATAATTTACGCGAAATGAGCGTTGCAGAAGAAGTTTTAGCAAATCAAATTAGAAAAGAAATTAGAGAAGATGAGCGTGAGCGTTGCGCAAAAATTGCGGAGCAGTTTTTATCAAATAACGAGCCGGTGCGCTTGACCGCAAGCAGTATAGCTGCCGCTATTAGGGAGAGAAGTAATGGGACTATTTGACAGCCCTTGGCTTAGTAAAGAAGATCATGAGCGGCTTGTCCATCTCAATCTTATTGGCCAAGTCAATATGCTTAATCTGCATAACTACGAGCTACAGGCTAAATTGGAAATGGCGCGTGGTAGGATAGTAGAACTAGAACATCAACTGAAAGTTGAATGTGACACCTATCTCTGGAATCGCAAACTAATGTCGAGACGCATTGCGTCCTTACAGGGATGGATGAAGAAATTATTCAAATACGGCAGTTCGTCGGAAGCAATACGCAATCAAATGACAATGACGACAGAGATACCCGACACATTGATGCGGGAAGGTGAGGATATTTTAATTGAAATAACGCCAGCATTGGAGAACGGTAAAGAATAAAAAAGACGGCGTAGTTGGAGCTACGCCGTCGCCAGAAGTCTGGGAAGTCTCGATAAGTTTTTATAATGCATTCTGTTAAGGAATGCAACATTTCCCCGACTCTGGTGGACAGTAAAAAACGCCAGAGGATAATAAAATGATCGACTTCGATGATGAATATGCAAGCATTCGGCAATGGGCCAGAATGTATTTCGATCTTGGGCTGCAAGTTGTTCCTGCTTACAAGCCAGGAGAGCGCGATCAGTGGAAGCGCCCAGCGTTAAAGAACTGGACGCATCTGCAAAAGCTGAAAATGTCTGAGGAGGATTTCAATCAATGGTGGGGGGATCATGGCGAGTTCGTTAACAGACATAGCCTTGGCTTCATTAATGGTTATGTTTCTGGCGATGTCTTTACTATTGATATAGACAGCTACAAAGACACCAACGCGGCCCTATGGCTCGAAGAAGCGCAAAACCTATTCAACGAAGGTAAGCTATTTAATACGCCAACGCAGACAACTGGCGGCGGCGGCAAGCAGCTTCTATTCAGAGCGCCTCCAGGTTGGTCGCCGCCAACATCAGCAAACCCTGTTATGGGAATTGATATCAGAGGCGAAGGCGGCTTTGCGATGTTGCCGCCATCTAATCATACGTCAGGCAAGCAATACGCATGGGATGATGATTATGAGCCATGGACCACACCCATCATGGAGGCTCCAGAAGGTTTCTGCGCAGCCATTGATGAGCTCTTTGGGCGGTTTAACAATAACCTTGGCGCAACGTCTCTAACACAAAAGGCGCTTTCAACGATTAAGATGCCAACGCCGGCATATAAGGAGGATGCTTTTGGTGGCGTAATTGATGGCCGTGAAGATCTGATGTTTCGATGGGTGTTTAAAGCATTAGTTGTTTTACACATCGAAACAAATGGCGAAGCGCCAACGGTAGATCAGGAAAGAGAAAGCTTTGAGCGGCTTTGCAAGTATTGGATCGACAAGGTTGATTGCCAAGACCAGAACCCACCGCCGGGCTTAACAAAAGAACAGCTGCTAGACAGAGAAAACAGAGGGCCAAAATTACTCTGGAGCAAATGGCGCCATACAATGCAGAAGCATTGGGCGGGGCGCATTGCGGAGGCGGCAAGAAATCCTAGAGAGGGTTTTAAAAGCCAGAAGGTAAATAAGCCGGAGCTCTACGATAGTTTTGATGAGATTGATTCTGAGCCTTCCGATTCGGAAGATTTTGTAGCGCCAAAGAAGAAGCTCTTCATCTTTAAAGATATGGAAGACATTGAAAACTTCGTCCCGCCAAAAACGCTTGTCTCCTCAACCATCATCGAAAACAGCCTTGGCTTTTTCTTTGGAGCACCAGGTTCCGGCAAGACGTTCGTCTGCACATCCCTAGCTTTGTCGATCGCATATGGCGTTAAGAAGTGGTTTTGGAACACAATAATAGAGCGCCACGGTCCTGTGATTTACATCAGCACGGAAGGCACAAGCGATGTCAGGTTCCGCATAGAGGCGTGGAAGAAGCACCATAAATTAAAACGAAGAGCGCCTTTCTACCTCTTGGATGAAACGGTCAATTTCCTAGAGCGCGAAAGCGTCAACATGCTGATGGAATCAATAAAGAGCTTAATCCAGAACAAATTAGGCGGGGAAATGCCGGTGGCCATTTTTGTCGATACGGTTTCAAGGACGATCGCGGGAGCCGATGAGAATGGCCAAAAGGACATGACAAAATTTGTCGAGGTCTGCGACAAGATCCGGCGCGTCTTCAAAACCACGGTCATCGGCGTTCACCACACCGGGCGCCAAGGCGAGACCATGCGCGGCTCAACGGTGCTAGACGGCGCTGCTGATTTCCTCATGCTGGTGAGCAGGCAGGATGGCTCCGAAAACGGAATCATCAGAGCGGAGAAGATCAAAGCCTTCAGAGACAAATGGGAGAAGCCATTCGCCTTAAAGCATATGGATTTAGGAGACATATGGAGCGAGGGTTCTCTGGTGGCTACTGACGTAGGCCCAGAGCCAAACACGGCGCCAGGAGCCTTTGGGGGCCCGCAGGAGACAGGTTTCTACCAAGCCGGCCCGATCAGGCTAACGATCGAAGAGAGAGACAATATCATAGCCTCTATAAAAGAGGATTGGGATGCATATCGCCCTTGGTCTATGGCGAGGAACATGAAGCTAGATCCACGCCATGCCTACCGCAGGCTGCATGCCGTAACGAAGCGCAGACTGAGCGAATCAAATTCATACGGGGTGATTTCTGCGTTCATTGATTCGGGTTTTGTATCCGAAGGAATACGAGATTCAAAAACCAAATTGAAGGGATTGAAAATAATTTTTGACCCCAAAAAAGCTACGGAAGTAAGCCAAAATAATTACGGAGATGCGGAAGGAACTACCGTCTCTGAACCTAATGAAAACAACGACTAATATGCTTTACGGAAGCAATATTCTTCCGTAGTCAAAAAACAGCCTTTTACTTACGGAGTTTTATTATGCAATATCAACGCCTTACATACGGAAGTAGGATTACGGAAGTAAATACCCCCCTTTGGGGAATCCCCCCTGCTCGCGCATCGCGCCTGACGGCGCTCGCGCTGCGCTTGGCGCTTGACGCGAGGCGCGAAGTTGGTTTAGCCTTAACGGCGATTTGATATTGAGATTAATTATTGAGGTAGTGTGATGGCGCGAAAGCCCCAAAAGAAACTTCCTATGTCTGATCGTGGCGTTCCGGTATCAACGCGTCCGGCAATGCCTTGGGCGACAACTCCCGGAATGTATATCGCTGGCAAGGAGGCGTTAGACGCCGCCGACTTTCTTGGCGTGAAGATGGACAGGTATTGGGGCGTGGGCCGATTGCGCCTTCTGGTCGATAGCGCGTTGAGGGAGAAGTTCGATCGGCAACGGTATCTTCTGGCGCAGGCTCGATGGGAAGGAACGCTCGAAGACGTCAAGCGAGAGAGCCAGCGCATGGTAACGGCGTATAAGGCGCTCAACGCTTATGCGCAGGCGTTAGGAGACCCGCCCGTGGACGATAGCGTCTGGGAGGTGGGGATACCCACTGGCGTATTGGCTGGAACGGTGCTGGCCGTCATCAAGAATGATGAGGCAATGGCGAAGGTTGTTGCAGAGGGCCGTAACGTGATTGTGATGACGCTGGATGAGGTGGCGCGGTATATTGGGCAGGATCGCGATCTTCTGGAAATAAAGAAGACATTCCCCGGAGCGCAAATCAAAAGAGCCGAAATGCCAATAGACCCGCTTATGCCGTCTCTAACGCCAATGGATGAAGGCATGCCAGATGTGAAGGCGCCAATTGATGGCGTATTGGATTACGGCGATTTGAATGATGAAGTTCCGTTTTAGGAAAATAATATGATTCCAATTGCGCCAATTGTAATGTTTGTAACGCACATAAACGGCATGACGTTTGTGCCATTTTATGATCTTGATTCTTGTATAAAAGCGAGAGAAGATTTAAAAAAGATGGATAGATCCATCACAACTAAATGCGTTCCAACAAGCGTAGAAACGCGTAAGGAACTAGAAGAATTACAAAAGAAATGAGTCTTTTGTAATATTAGCGTTCAACTACTAGGAGCAGCCATCGGAAAGACAAAGATACATACACATATCGCGTGACAACATATGTGTTAAAAAGGGGAGGCAACTTACCTCCCCTAATTCATGCAAGGCGATTTTTATAGGTAATCGCGCATCTCTTTTCTTATTACTCTTTCAATCCACGGCAAATCTATTTTCCCTTTATCGTATGCTTGAAGAACCATTGATACTGCGCGTGGAATGCCATGAGCGCCATTGCGCCATGACGTTACTTGGCGAAACGAAACATCAGCAATCAACATAATATCGTTATTGCACATATTATGTTTGGTCATGATTGCTTTGAACTCATCTGCCGACATTGCGTAGTATCCTTTCACGAATAGCGGCAATGACGTCGCGCTCTGTCCAGTGTTCCGCAGGATAATTAATGCGACCAGTAAGAGCGCAGAAGTAAGTCCAGAGCTCTGGGTTAGCTGTGTGGCAAGGTTCCATTATTTATCCCCTCTTGTAACGATATAAACGATGATTAACGCATTGAAAGACGCAACAATAAACGCAACAAAAAAGATCGTGAGCGTTTGTAATGCGTCATCCATTAACATATTCCTCATAGTTTAGTTGATCGTTGGTGAGAACAATGTCTTGCTCAATTTCTGCAAGCGCATCTGTTACTGATACGAGATGATCGAATGAGTGCAGGATAATTTTATATCCTTGCTTCTCCGCCATGCCGCGAAAGATGCGCGCATCATCTGGCGTTGAAAAAGAGAATGTGCGCTCAGACACCATGTCAGTTGTGACAGGATAAGCGACGGTTACTTTGTGGAATATACGCATATCAATCTCCAAAGAAATACCAAACAAGGGTCATTGCGGAACCTACCCCCACCGTTGCTACGGTGAGGGAGGTTAAAATGAAGTAAAGCCAGAAGCGCATTATGCTACGGCTTTGAGGTTAGCCGTGACGCGAAGCGCCTTGGTCTCTTCGCCATAATTGAAGCAGCTTTCGACTTGCTCTGCGGTAGCGCCAAGCTCCAGAAGCAACTTGGTGACTGCGTCCTTGTTGAGGGTCTTGGCGCCCTTCTTAGTGTCAACGATAACGGAGCAAACGTCACCGTCGATTTGCTTGGCGCCAGTAGCAAGGATCTCCTTTTTGGCTGCCTCTACACGAGCCTTGATTTGCTTCTCTTGGTCTTTGAGAAGAGCGTAAGCGTCAGCGAGAGGAGCTAAGTTGGAAAGCGTCATTTTGTATCTCCATGTCTAAGTCAATTTCAATGATGATAGGTATACCGGAAGAAACTTCCGCTGTCAACTGCCTTCTGAAACTTTTTTTATTTTTTTATTCTTCTCCCCGTGGATACATTTCTTTGAGCTCAACAATGGCTTCTTCTTCTGTGCTTCCAAAACCACGATCCATGCGGCCGTCATCATCTGGTTCATCGTCGTCGTAATAGGCAACCCATTCGCGAGTGAAGTCCTCATAGTAAGTGTTAATTTTCATTTGTAATGCTCCGCCAGGTTTTATGGTTTAAGATGTCAGATATGGTTGAGCAGCCAACGCCATATTGCTGCGCCAACTCTCGATAGGTTACGGCGCCGGCGTCATACTGCCGGCGTATATCTTTAACGTCTTGCGCAGATAGCTTGCTGTGAGGATGTTTCTCGCCAGAAGCATAATTGCCAATAAACATCACTTGTAGGCCCTCGCATAGGCTAGATGGTGACGGGCGTCAGCTAGAAGCTTTTCAGCATGCTCTGCATTGCGTGTGATAAAAAGCTTGTAATCGCGAATCTTGCGAAGACCCATTTGCTTGTGAAATGATTCGGCGCATTTGCCGAAAGCTGCGCGGATCTGCCCTGGGTTCATGTCGTATACTGAAAGCATATCAATCTCCATAAGGTTAGGGATGTTAGGGGCCGAAGCCCCTTTGATCAGGCTGCCTTGCGGCTGCGGCGCTTTGGCGCAACATAGTTTGCGGCGCGCTCTTCATAGCAACGAACATGGCGCTCTAATTCTTCCACAGTGTTAAAGAAAGCGCAGAATGTCATGATGTCCTGATTGATGTTTGCTGGATGATTTTGAGCTTTGCCGAGTCTGGCCATCAATTCTGGGTTGCTTTTCCATACGCTCATTTTAGTTCTCCGTTTCAATCTCAATCTCAATGATGATATGTATATCGGAAGTTTCTTCCGATGTCAAGCGCCTTTAAAATATTTTTTAAAAATTTTTATAACGCCCGTTTATTAAACGCTGCACTCGAAAAACCTGAGATTTATTTTTATAAATATCTATTTGAGCATCTAATGCGGATAGCTCCCACGCTGCCGTTATCATAAGCCATTTGCCATCATGCAGAATCTGCAATCTAAATTCTGGGTATGCGCGCATATCAATCTCCATAAGGTTAAGCGAATGATTCAGCTAAAGCATTTGCGCGTGATAGAATGCGGGTCATTTCGTCGTTGACTGTGTGGTCGCAGATGACATCATGGCCATCGTTGCCGTAGACCAGATAAACCATGCCGATGCGCATATTTTTTGAGTCTTTAAAGGTTAAATACTCTTCGTCACACTGACGGATCTCTTTCATCATGCGCTTGAAATTGATAGCGCGATTGTCATCTGGCGCGGCGATACAGGTTATCTCTTCCCCGTTAGTGTGGCTAACCGTGTATCCAAGATCCAAAGCGTTTTGGATTATCGTAAAAACGATTTCATGCTCGATGAGGGCTATGTCCTGGCGGTTCATATCAATCTCCATAAGGTTAAAAACGAATCAGCCGATCATGTTGACGTCATGGACCGGGAAGCCATTGCGGCGAGCGGCTGCGGCAGCCTGAGTGCGATTACGCGCGAACACATAGATGCGGCCATCTCTGACGCGGCCATCGACGCTCTCAACGCTTGTGCCGATAGAATACTCGTGGCCCTTGCCAGCTTTGATCTCTACGGTGTGGCCCGCCAAGAAGTCAGCGGTTAGTGGTTTTACAAGTTCCCAAGCCATTTTGTTTCTCCGTCAATCTCAATTTCAATGATGATACATATACCGGAAGAAACTTCCGATGTCAAGCGCCTAATTTAAAGATTTTGCTTTTCTGATAAAATTTCCATCAACATAAAGACCCGTCGTATGAAGGCCGCCATCGCGCACCCATTTGTGGGCTATTTGACCAGAAACTATTTTGAAGGTTCTTACTGGATCGTCGCGATAAATAGCCATCCAGCTGTCTATCTCTCCTTTTGTGTAATCATGTAAAACGCGATAGCCATTGTGTGATTCGATTACATACATTTCAATCTCCATAAGGTTAGAGGTAGGAGGGGCTAACGCCCCTCAGTCTACTGCCCAAGAATAATCGTCGCGCTGATATTCACGCTCGCGGTAGTCGTCATAGTCTGGCTCATCATCATCACAGCTATCGTTGATGTGTTGCATGATGTCGTCTTGGACAACTGCAAGATCAGCGACCAAATCGAACATGGCGCCCGTCAACTCAAACTCTGGGCGAATAATCTTGCTGCCTAAGTCTTGGCTAATCCAGATCTTCTCAATATCCCATTCTACGTCTTCCGCTGGGTCCCAGTAGGTAGCAGCCGCACCATGTGATGTGATTTTATATTCGATCGTGACAACCCAATCGGTATCCATCATGTAGAGGTAGGATGTTGCAGTAGCCATATCAATCTCCATAAAGTTAAGGGGTGGTAGGGGCCGAAGCCCCAGCCATTAATCTAAGTTGATAAGAAGTTTCCACATTCCCGTATCTAACTGAACAAGTGACGCTCCACATGGAACATCATGACGAATAAGGAAGTGACGGGCTGCTTTATCTGAGTAGAAGAAGTATTCCATTTTGTCTCTCCATCAATCTCAATTTCAATGTTCATACCTATAGCGGAAGAAACTTCCGATGTAAACCCCCTCCCACTCATTATTTGCTGTTTTTTGAAAAATAATTCATTTTCTAAAAAAAGGACGCCTTGCAATGAAAAACGAATTAAGAGATATTGTCGCTACTGCGATTTGTAAATTTAACATTGAGATTGATGAAAATAATAACTTCGCAGGCGCAATCTCAGACGATCGATGCGAGCAAACATGCGACTATTGCCGCTTGTTTGCTGAATATATATGCAAACAGATAAATGGAGATATTGATGACAAATAACCAAATTAAGGCCCTTGTTGAGCGAATTGAGAAGCTCGAAGAGGAAAAGGCGGCAATCGCGGAAGACATCAAAGAGGTTTATGCAGAGGCCAAAAGTAATGGGTTTGATCCAAAGATTATCAAAAAGGTTGTCGCCCTCAGAAAGCAAGACGCCCAGAAGCGCGCAGAGGAGCAAGCTATTCTCGCGACTTATATGGATGCTCTGGGGATGCTGGCGACGACCCCCTTGGGAGCAGCCGCGATAAGATCTGCCACAAATAAAGCGGCGGTAGTCGTTGAAGAGGACGATTTTATTTAAAGTAAACAATTGAGGCGGCTTGTGATATAGTCGCCTCAACTTAGGGTTTGGACATGAGTGAAACGGCCAAAGTAAAGCGGCCTGTCGGAAGGCCATCGAAATATAAACCTGAGTATTGCGAGCAAATAATTGAGCTTGGCAAGCTAGGTAAAAGTATTGCGCAGATGGCTTCACACTTCGATGTTGATAAGGCGTCGATCTTTGATTGGGCGGCCGCTCACGAAGATTTCTCCACCGCACTCGCGCGCGCCAAGGCGCATTCGCAGACTTGGTGGGAGAATGCGGCCCAGCAAAACATGGATAACCGGAACTTCAACGCGCAGCTTTGGCTCAAAAGCGTGGCGTCCAGGTTCCGCGATGATTATACCGAAAAGCAGGTGACTGAGCTCACCGGCGCCAATGGCGGCGCGGTCCAGGTGCAGACCAAAGTTGACACTGACGCACTGTCGGCGGAGCAGCGCAACGCCTTGCGCGATCTTATCATGGCGGCCAAGGCTGCATCGAAATGAGCAGCTAATGTTTAACATCAGCGATCCTCACAACGATCTGGCGCCTGATGCCAGGGAGCGCATTGAGGATCTTGCGAATAAGATGCTTGGCTCCGTTGACGAAGTTGCCAACGATCCAATGGAGGCTTTGCAAGCTTTAGCTGCTGTTCTTGCTTTTGTGATTTCAGAAGGCTTTCTGAGCCGCAAGAGCGCAGATCAGGCGCTCGCCGTCGTCATGATGGTTGTCGTCTCCAGTATGGAGCAGGCAGAGCAAGACGGTAACACATGCTGGTCGCAGAAGACGACGCATTGAGGGGAATGCGATGAATAAGCATGTCTCGCCCAATGACATATTCATGGGCGAAGATCCTGATGATCTTTTAGAGCGCCTCAGTATCTCCGACGATCGAGAAGCTTGCGACGGCAATCTCGTTGAGTTCATTAGGCGCGCCTGGCATGTCATCGAACCTGGCGCCGAATATGTCCATGGCTGGCACATCGATTACATTGCCGAATCATTGATGGCCGTTACGTTTGAAGAAGAGTTTGAGGATGGCTCCCCGTATAACCGGCTAATGATTGCCGTGCCTCCGGGCGCTATGAAATCGCTTATGGTTAACGTCTTCTGGCCGGCTTTCGAGTGGGGGCCATGTAAGCTTCCGCACATGCGGTATATTTGCGTATCGCATAGCCAAGAGCTTGCAATTCGCGACGGTCTCAAAATGCGCCGGCTGATCGAATCAGATTGGTATCAAAAGCGATGGCCGGTGCCTCTCGCGAAAGATCAGAATCAGAAGCAGAAATTTGAGAATCTATTTACTGGCTTTCGCCAATGCTGCGCCATCAACTCAATAACCGGCGCCCGTGCAGATCGGGTTATTGCTGATGATCTCTTGTCGGTCTCTGACGCCGCTTCTCAACAAATCAAAGATACTACGAATCAACAGTTCTTCGAGGCAATCCCGACGCGGCTCGTTAATCCAAAGCAGTCAGCCATCGTGGTTATCCAGCAAAGGCTGGCTGAAGACGACATCATCGGCAGTATCTTGGACCGGGATTTGCCATACGATTACCTGATGCTGCCCATGCGCTATGACCCTTCCAGGGCGCAGCCATCGCTTCTTGGCCTTGAAGATCCACGCAAGCAGGAGGGAGAGCTCCTTTTCCCCGATCGCTTTCCAGAAGAGGTTGTTGCGCGCGATGAGCTCATCATGGGGCCGTGGGCGGCAGCTGCTCAATTCCAGCAATTGCCAAGTCCTAGAACTGGCGGCGTTATCAAGCGCGAATGGATACCGGAATGGAAGCGCGCTTCTTATCCTCCTTTTGATTTCATCATTGCTGCCGTCGATGGCGCCTATACGACCAAGGCTGAGAACGATCCATCCGCCATGACCGTTTGGGGCGTTTGGTCTGGAGGCGATCAGACCGCGCAAATAACTCGATCGATCACATCTGACGGCGAGATGATGGCCGCTGTTGAGCGAACCTACACGCAAGAGCACCCCAAGGTCATGCTCATGTATGCGTGGGCAGAGCGCCTAGAGTTCCACGATCTTGTTCAGAAAGTTCAAGAGACGATGTATGATTACGGCGTCCACAAGCTGCTGATCGAGAACAAAGCTTCTGGTATCAGCATCGCCCAGGAGATGCGCCGGCTATACGGCCATGAAGACTTCGGCGTTCAGCTGATCGATCCCAAGGGACAAGACAAGCTTGCGCGCCTCTATTCGATCCAGCATCTCTTTGCTGAAGGACTGATCTGCGCGCCAAAGCGATCGTGGTCTGAAATGGTCATCAATCAGCTGGCGGTCTTCCCGAAGGGCAAGCACGATGACTTAGTAGACACCACAAGCATGGCGCTAAAGCATTTGCGCGATCTTGGCCTTCTCGTGCGCAATGCTGAATGGACGGCGGACCTTGATCAAAGTAGATTACATCAAGGCGCTCCGCCGGAGCCGCTCTATCCCGTTTAATAGGAAAGACAATGCGCATTTTATGCAATGCGACGGTCGATATTATCGACGCGCCGCCAGCCCACGGCAAAGGCTTGGGAAAGTTCAAAGTAGAAGTCTGGGGCAAGGAACCGCACGATTATGTGCGTATCTATGAAATAACTGCGCGAGATGATAATATGGCCGCGCGCGAAGGTCTCGACCGTTTCGTTGAAGAAATTGGCAAGCTGATTGCAGACAAAAATGAGGAAAGCGAATGAATTTTTCGCAGGCTCTTGACCTGATCAAGTGGGGTCAGCCAATGACGCGCGAGGCTTGGGGTAATCCAGCCGTTTACGTCGTCAGAGATCCTCCCGTCCCAGGTGATGATTATAACATCAATAAACGATTGGCTGATGGCGCGATGGTTCCTTGGGAGCCAACGGTTGATGACATTATGGCTAATGATTGGGCCACCACAGTAAGGATTGATTGATCATGCCGATGACGCCGGGCTTGCCCTACAATATTCGTCAAGAGCAGCAAGCACCGGCAGGGCTTGGCGCCGCTGAAGATCTGATGGTTGAGATTGAAGAGGGGCCGGACAAGCCAAAGACTGATGAGAGCGGCAAGATCTTAACGATTGAGCATGATGACGGCTCCATCACGGTATCGCTTGATGGCCGTTCGCTTGATGGCGATTCAGATGCCGCTCGCGCAGAAGAGTGGTTTGGCAATCTCGTTGAAGACATAGACCAAGCAACGCTTGGCCGCATTGCAGAAGATCTGCTTCGCGGCGTTCGCGATGACTTAGATAGCAGGCAGGATTGGATTGAAGACCGCGCCCAAGGCATGAAGCTTTTGGGCTTGAAGGTTGAGATACCAGGTTTGCAGGGCGCCGTTGACGGTGCGCCTGTTGAAGGCATGAGCCGCGTTCGCCATCCATTGCTACTTGAAGCGGTGCTCCGCTTCCAAGCCAATGCGCGCAGCGAGTTGCTTCCAACTGACGGTCCTGTGAAGGTTCGCGATGATGCGGATAAAGATTCGCCAGAGCAGCAACAGCTTGCTGATGCGTTGGAGAACGATCTTAATCAGTATCTGACGGCGGTAGCCAAAGAATATTATCCTGATACTGACCGCATGCTTTTCATGCTTGGCTTTGGCGGCACGGCCTTCAAAAAAGTTTACTTCTGCCCATTGCGCGGCAGACCTGTAAGCGAGACGGTCGATGCTGATGACTTGATCGTTAACAATGCGGCGACGACGCTAGACGACGCAAAGCGCATAACGCATCGCGTCTTCATGCGCCCGTCAACTGTGCGCAGATTGCAGATCCTTGGCGTTTATCGCGACATTGATCTGACAACGCCAAATCAATATCAGGCCGATGAGGTGCAACGCCAGAAGGCAGACGTTCAAGGTATCTCGATTGATTCGATGAACCCGGACGATCGCGACCGGGAGATCTATGAGATTTATTGTGAGCTCGACATACCGGGCTTCGAGCACAAATATAAGGGGAAAGAAACTGGCCTCGAAATTCCGTATCGCGTAACGATCGATGTGAGCTCGCGAGAGATCCTCTCAATAGTGAGGAACTACGATGAGCCAACGGGAGAAGAAGGCGACGAACTGCCTGAGTCCAGAAACAATTTTATCAAATATACTTTTGTTCCTGGTATGGGTTTTTACGATATCGGTTTACTTCATATTTTGGGTAATACCACAAACGCGGTTACTGCCGCTTGGCGCGAGATGCTCGATGCCGGCATGTATGCTAACTTCCCCGGCTTCCTTATGGCGGATACTGGCGCGCGTCAGAATACGAATATATTCCGCGTTCCGCCGGGCGGTGGGGCGTTAGTTAAGACGGGCGGCATGCCAATCAATCAGGCCATTATGCCATTGCCTTACAAAGAGGCTGGAGCAGGCTTGATGAACCTTGTCACTAATATTGTTGAGACGGGACAACGCGTTGGCGGCACGGCTGAAGTTGCTGTTGGCGAAGGGCGCAACGATGCGCCTGTCGGAACAACGATTGCGTTGATTGATCAGGCGACGAAGGTTCTCAACTCAGTTCACAAGCGCATGCATGCTTCGCAGGCAGAAGAGTTCCAGTTGCTTGTGCGCTGCTTCCGCGAACATCCAGAAAGCTTCTGGAAGAAATGCCGCAAGCCATCAATTCAATGGAGCGAAGCTATCTTCATGCAAGCAGTCAATGACTGCGAGCTTGTTCCGCAAGCAGATCCAAACACGGCAAGTCATACGCAGCGCGTCATGAAGATCATGGCGTTGAAGCAATTGCAGCAACAAAATCCAGCTATGTATGATCCAAAGGCGATCGACATGGCGGCGTTGAAGGCGATGGGCTGGAGCAACCCAGAACAGTTTATGGTTCCGGCTGAGACGCAGCAACAAGTCCCGCCGGAAGTTCAGAAGGCGATGGCAGAGCTTCAGATCTTGAAGCAGGAGGCAGACGCCAAAACGGCGGTAGCCCAGGCTTCGGTCCAGGAGTCGCAAGTCGATGGCCAAGCGCGTCTGATGGATGCAGAGACCAAGCGCATCCTTGCGCAAGCCAAGTTGCAAGAGACGCAAGCTAAAAGCGGCGTAGAAGCGCCACGCGGCGAAGATCCTTGGCGCCAGGTAGACGCAGAAGCAAAGATGATGGACGCAGAGACGCGCCGCATACTTGCAGAGCTAAAGGCTGCCGATCTTGGTCTTAACGTAGATAAGATGCAGATGGAATCAGATCACCGCGAAGCTGATCGCATTCTTGATTCGCATCATCGCGCTGCTGATCGTGCAACGCAGTTGGCTAAAAACATTAATCCTGTTGAGGGTGAATAATGTCCCGCATCATTGAGCGCGCTCTATCAATCATTAATGATAATCTGAAGGATCAGACCACAAGCTTTGCTGATCCTGTCAGCATCAAGCCAATGGCGCGTGGCGGCGATGTTAAAGGCCGTATTTTGCAGGACGAATATCCTACGCATTATCTTCCGCATATCGGTCGCCAAGTGATGGCTGATGGCGGTGCACCTGTTAAGGGCTTTGAGGGACGCGTATTTAGCCCACCTCCTGTTGAGGAGCCTGTCTCCGCTGAAGGCGTAGAAGCTTATCACGGTTCTCCGCATGAGTTTGAAAATTTTGATATAAGCAAGATTGGCACGGGCGAAGGCGCGCAAGTTTATGGGCATGGACTATATTTTGCTGGGAATGAAAATGTAGCAAAGTATTATAGAGACTCTCTTACTGATCCCGACAATGTTCCTTTGCATTTTAAGGGAAAGCCTGTTGATACAGTTTGGAATGATGAAATATCTGATCGATGGAAAGATATTGTAAAAAAATTACCAAAAGATCATGAGGATGATTTTCAAACAGTTATGGGTAATCTTTCTCAAATTAACAATATGTCTGACCTAAAGCATATTCGCGCTAATTTAGATCGCAAACAAAATAATATTCTTGATAAAATTGTTTTACCGGAACTTTCTAAACCAGAGATAGGTTCCGGTCATATGTATGAAGTTCGTATTGATGCGCATCCAGAAGAACATTTGCTTGATTGGGATAAGCCACTAAAGGATCAGCATCCTAATGTTCTAGCTGCATTTAACAAATCTGTTATTCCTATTAAAGATGACGAAGATAAGATGATACATGAGATGTATGGCAATAAGGCCGCTCATGAATATCTTGGGTTATTTGATAGAAGCAAGGGCTCTCAGGCATATAAGACGTTTGCTGAACATCTTGGTGGACCTGAGAAAGCAAGCGCCGCCTTGGCAGAAGCTGGCATTCGCGGCATCCGTTATCTTGATGCTGGCTCACGCGGTCAAGATGAGCAAAGCGGCTCGCATAACTACGTCATATTTGATCCGAAGCACATTAAGATCAAGCGCCGTTATGCAGAAGGCGGAGAGATTCCAGAAAAGGATGATGAGGGAATAGCAGCTTATGCTTTTGGTAATTCTATCCCGCATCTTGATCAAAGAATAAAAAATGAATATCAAGGTTCGCATCAATCTCCAGGGCCAGAAAATGGCGCGCCTTTATGGAGAATGCATGATTTATATCCAGATGATTTATATTCCTCAAATGGATTTAGATATTACGCAGATTATGGCCTCCCTTACGATAGAGAAGGGTATAACAGGGCGATATCCTATGTAAATCGGCCAAATAGCTTCGTAACAATTTATAGGGCGGTTCCTAAAGATACTTCTATTAAAAATATAAATCCAAGTGATTGGGTTACTTTAACAAGAAGCTACGCAAAAGATCATGGAGAATCCACTCTTGGGGGCGAATATAAGATATTAAAAAAAATGGTTAGAGCCAGAGATCTTTTTACTCATGCAGATTCTATCCATGAATTTGGATACAATCCACAGCCTCGCGTATCTGATGACGAAATAGTTTCAAGAATGTCCGATGAAGAGGCTAAAAATAAATTAGAAAGATTGTCTCCACAGGCAAGGACCACCTTAAAGCGAGCTCTTGAAAATAGATTAGCGCCAAAGAAAGCATACGGCGGAGATGTTGAAGATAACGATATTCAACTTTCTCCTGATGCTGAGGCCATAGATGAAATGCCTGATCAGGCGTTCAATTCTGCCAAGACATCACGCAATCAGATCCCTGCATTGTTTAATAGCCCAGCGTTTGAACGCAATAAAGGAAGCCGCAATCTAGATTACGGCGGTGGCGCTTTCGACAAGGGATCAGAATATCTTGCGCAAGAGCATGGCGTTGATAGCCAAGTTTACGATCCTTTCAATCGATCAAAAGAGCATAATGATTTTGTATTGAAGGGCTTTAAGAAAGAACCCGCAGATACAGCAACAGTTGCAAATGTGCTTAATGTGATTGCGGAGCCAGAAGCTCGTATGCATGTCATTAAACAAGTCCATCAACATATTAAGCCAGACGGCAAAGCTTACTTCACAGTTTATGAAGGCGACGGGAAAGATAAGAACAGCGGCAACTCGCGCATGACGCGCGATGGCTGGCAAGAGAATCGCCCAACGCATTCTTATGTCGAAGAGATCAAGCAAGTGTTCCCTGATGTGCGTCTTTCCGGCAA